GCACCGAGCGTTGAAATACACCGCCCCTCTCATCACGGAGGATCTGCCCGGCGGCGAGGACGTATGGCGTATCGTCGCCGGGTTCTCCTTCATCGACCAGGACGGCAGCGAATGGCCGGTAGCGCAAGGCACCATCACGGACGGTGCCAGCATCCCTCGCTGCCTCTGGCTCATCGCAGGACACCCGCGGGCAACGACCATCGGGCAAGCCGCTGCGGTGCATGACGTGTGCTACCGCTACGGGCGCGGCAGTCGGGCCGAATGTGACGCTAGGCTGATACGCGGGATGGAGGTGCTGGGCGCGAGCTGGGCCAAGCGGCAGGTGATCCGCGCCGGCATCCGTGCCGGTGGCTGGGTGGCGTGGAACAGGTATCGCCGGCAGGAGCTGGAGAGGTGCCACATTTAGGGCATAGTTGCGCCCCTGTACTCCGCATATCCTCTGGGAGCTTGCTTAAACCCGCCGATATGATGTTAAGGTGGCGGTAAACTCACTTGGCCTGTATCGAGGTGCCGTTTATCGGTGGCGAGCCGCTCCGCGCTGCCGTTCAGGTATCGGCAGCAACCTATGCGCTATGCGTTTTCAACCTCGTTTGCTCCGGGCCAGACCAGCCAAGCGGTTTGGTTGTCCCTGTCGGCCTTCCCGCCTCGGTTCGGGCGATTTGATGAGCGCACACCGACGAGCGCAAAAACGACACCCCGCGAAGCGCCTGAGGAGGGTCGCTTGCGAGGTGCGGGGTGTCGGTGCTACGAATATAATTTACCTTGCAACGCCTCCTCAGGCAAGACCACCCTACCAAAAAAACCACATTTAATCAACACCTTCCAAAAAAGCGACATTTCTGCAATTTTCCCCCTTGACACAGATACAACCGTGTGGCACTCTTTGGATAACACAAAGGAGGACGCCATGCAGGAAACGTATATCCGTATCAAAATGTCTGAGAAGCAAAAAGCCGAGATGGTGACGGCGGCGGCGGCGATTGGGGAGACCCTCTCAAGCTACGTTCGCCGCGTCGTCCTGCTCAACGCACGCAACGTCAACAAAGAGCACGGGGGGCAAAAATGAATACCGCGACGAAGATCATCAACCAGTTGCTTGACGAGGTGGCCGAGCTTGAGGCTACTATCAACGGACTGCGCAAAGAGAATGAGCAGTTCATGCGGTGGTGGCTCGAAGAGAAGGGCAAGCGCGAAGGGCTTGAGGCTGTGAAACTGGCTCCAGGGACTCCTGATCCGAGGGACTGACATGGACAAGACCTCTGAATATCTCGCCGTCCTGGCCGCGTTGGTAATCGTGGCGCTGACGATGATCGTCCTCACCGACGCGCTCGACCGCACGGCGCAGATTGAGGCGGCAAAGACGGCGCGGTTCGTCGGGCAGATGAGCGACGACGTGCGGCAGGCGGTGGCGCGATGAGTTGCCGCCAGTGCGACGGGCCTGTCCCTATTGAAGGTTATCTAATAATTACCATTGAAGAGGGCATGGGCAGGGACGATGCCGGCAACGTGTGCTCCACCAAGTACGAGGTCGAGTTCTGCTCGTACAAGTGCGTGAGGGAGTATTTCAGTGACTGGTGACATGGACGGCTTCGTATTCAGAGACGGCGCATGGTGGCCGGACGATCCAGAGCGCAGGGCGTTTGAGTTTGCCGAGCAGACGTATGAGCAGGACGGCACCGTGTATCGAGTCAACTACGCTGGCCGCTCAGAGCCGGTGACAAGGGGTGGGAAATGAACGTCTACGAAGCAATCAACGCCGTCCAGTCTGACCTCGCCAAAGAGGGCATCACCAAGGACCGGCGCAACGAGCAGCAGGGCTACAAGTTCAGGGGCATCGATGACGTTTACAACGCCATTGCACCGCTACTCGCCAAGCACAAGCTCTGCATCCTGCCGCGCTACATCAGCCGCGAATGCACCGAGCGCACTACGGCCAAGGGTGGGGTGATCTTCTACGCTACCGTACATGGTGAGTTCGACTTCGTGAGCGCACTTGATGGCAGCAAGCACACCGTCACCACCTACGGCGAGGCGATGGACAGTGCAGACAAGGCCACCAACAAGGCCATGAGCGCCGCTTACAAGTACGCCGCATTCCAGGCATTCGCCATTCCTACAGAGGGCGACAACGATGCCGACGCGCATCACCACGAAGTCGCGCCAAAGAGGCCCGCCACGCCGCCGGCAACCGACAGCGCAGACAGGGACAAGCTAATTGACGCCTGCGCCATCGCCGCGAACGGCGACCATGAACTTGCAGCCCTGATCCTGAAGGTTTGCTCGATCTTCACCGGCAAGGACGGCGTTGAACACTTCATCAAGCCGGACACGATTAAAAAGGCGACTGACAAGCACGTTGAAGCGTCTTTACGCAACTTTCGCAAGAAGTCGGAAAGCGGGGAAATCGCCGCGATTGTAGAGGACTACCACCAAGGCCGCGCAATGTAGCACTGCCGCCGCGTCATCCCCTCCTTTGGCGCGGCGGACTTTTTATGACAGGGGCAATGCAATGCTGAAGAACGTACCTACGGTTGATATTAGTTATGTCTCTGAGCCAATGGATGAGCCGACCATCCCAGAGTCGGTCGGTTGCCCGATGATTTCGTCGCAGGCCGTCTTGCAAATACCAGTATCGGCCTGCCTGTCCCGCTCGCGTGAGAACGGCATGTGCTACCGCAAAAACTGTGAAACCGGCGCTGAAGTAAGGCGTGAACGCGGGTTGCCGGTTTACACCTACGCACCACCGCAAAAGCCTGAACCCCAAGTTATCGAGCAGAAACCACCCCGGCGCAAAAAGACCGAGGAAGAGAAGCGCGAAGCCGCCAGGAAGCGGAAAGAGTTGAGCCGGATGAGGGCGAAAATGGCGGCACTCAAGAAGCAAATGGCCGAGATGAGGAAGTCACTGTGAAGTTCGTCATTCTCGACGACACCCGCCGCGCTCGCGCCATAGACGCTGTGCGAAATGCGCCGATAGGAAGCGCCGTCACCATCCGCGAAGGGGACAGTCGCAGTTTGGCGCAGAATGACTGCCTGTGGGGCAAATTGGCCGACGTAGCGGCACAGGTGGAGTGGTACGGCAAGCACCTCTCTCCAGACGATTGGAAATGCGTGTTTTCGTCGGCGCTGAAGAAGTCACAGGTGGTGCCGGGGATCGACGGCGGGTTTGTGGTGGTCGGCCAGTCAACCAGTCGCATGAGTAAGCGGGAGTTTTCGGACATGCTGGAACTGATTAACGCCTTCGGTGCCGAGCATGGGGTGAGGTGGTCTGATGAAACCCTCTGACATCGCTCGCGTCGGCTGCATCGTCTGCCGTCATTACCTCGGCGTCCATACCGAGCCGGAGTTGCACCACTGCCGGATCCTCGGCGGCAAGCGCGACCTGGCGCAGATCATCCCGCTCTGCACGACGCATCACCGCACCGGCTCCGACAGCCTGCATCGCGCCAAGGCCACCTTTCGCGCCAACTACGGCACCGAGGCCGAGTTGGTTCACTTAACCATCGGCTACCTGGCCGAGATCAAACGGAACACTATCGGGGGATAGAATGGATATTAAAGACCGATATACTGGGAAGGTGTTGTTTGCTATTAACGCCGACCTGAGCGACGCCGACCTGCGCCACGCCGACCTGAGCGACGCCAACCTGAGCCACGCCGACCTGAGCCACGCCGACCTGCGCTACGCCGACCTGAGCTACGCCAAATACGCAGGGATAACAATATCGAAGGTATCAGTATTCACTGGCCTTTACACCTACATCTGTATGCCGATTATCGCTAAGGGCGGCAGCAGGTATATTGTGATGGGTTGTTATTTTCGGACCGTTGACGAGTGGGCCGCTGATTTTTGGAACAATCCGAGCGAGTTCCCAAATGACAACAGCCTAAAGAGTCGCCAGCGGTGGTTCGCATATCAGACCTGCCTGCGCTGGTTCGAGATGCAGGACAACACTATCGGGGGATAGACATGAAACCATCAGCAATGAAAGTGCTGCAACACCTACAGGAAGGCAACGAAATCACGCCTCTCGTCAGCATCCAGAGGCTTGAAATCTGCGCCTTGTCACAGCGGATCGGGGAACTGCGCCGCGCTGGTTATGACATCAAAGACCTTTGGCTGAAGTCGAAGAGTGGGGGACGTTACAAAACCTACTACATGGACGCGCAGGTGTCGAAATGAACACGGCAGTCGATTACCAGAAGTTTCTCGACATAAAGACACAGGCAGGATGTGAGAACGGGTTTGTACCATCGTTCATGCCTGGCTACCTGTTTGACTTTCAATCGCACCTCGTTGACTTGGCGGTGCGTCGTGGCCGGTCAGCTATCTTCGCAGACTGCGGCTTGGGCAAAACGCCGATGCAGCTTGTCTGGGCCGAGAACGTCGCCAGGGAAACCAATGGGCGGGTTCTGATCCTGACACCAATCGCCGTATCTGGTCAGACATGCCACGAGGCTGAAAAGTTTGGCATTGAGGCCAACAGGTCAAGGGACGGTCGGCTTAACGGCAAGATCATTGTCACCAACTACGAACAGCTACACAAATTCTCTCCTAACGACTTCGCCGGGTGTGTCTGCGACGAGTCATCAATCCTCAAATCTTACAACGGCAAAACGCGGTCTGAAATTACCGCATTTATGCGGAAGATGCCCTATCGACTCCTGGCGACTGCCACGCCATCACCGAATGATTTTATTGAACTAGGCACGTCAAGCGAGGCGCTTGGGTATCTCGGCAGCATGGACATGCTCAACAAGTTTTTCAAGAACGACCAGAACAACTCAAAGGTCGGGCGGTTCCGTGGCGAGCAAGTCAAGTGGCGTCTCAAGGGTCATGCCGAGACACCCTTTTGGCGGTGGGTTTGCTCATGGGCGAGGGCGGTTAGAAAGCCTTCTGATATTGGGTTTGATGATCGCGACTTCATCTTGCCGGCCAAGAATGAGCGCGAGCATGTGGTGATAGCGAAACACCTGGCCGAAGGGATGTTGTTTGCATTGCCGGCAACGGATCTTCGAGAACAGCGAGAAGAACGGCGCAGGACTATTGAGGAACGCTGTGAAATGGTTGCCGATCTTGTTGACCACGATCAGCCGGCGCTGGCCTGGTGCCACCTTAACGACGAAGGCGACTTGCTCGAAAAGATGATACCAGACGCAATCCAGGTGAGTGGGAAAGACAGCGACGATGCGAAAGAGGAAAAGTTACTGGCATTTGCCAAAGGGCAGGCGAGGGTTCTAGTGACAAAGCCAAGCATCGGCGCATGGGGGCTTAATTTCCAACATTGTAACCACATGACTTTTTTCCCTTCGCACTCTTTCGAACAGTATTACCAAGGGGTTCGTCGGTGTTGGCGCTTTGGTCAAAAACGAGAGGTCAATGTTGACGTTGTAACGACCGAGGGAGAGGGCAGAGTAATCAAAAACCTCCGACGCAAAGCAGATCAGTCAGAGCAGATGTTTACACGGTTGGTCGAAGAGATGAACCACGCCATTAGCATTGAAAGATCGAACGAATACACTAAACCAATGGGGGAACCGACATGGCTGTAAAAGATCAGATGATTACTGGTGATTATGCCATATACAACGGCGACTGCATCGAAGGTATGCAGCAGATGAAGGCTGAGAGTGTCCACCTATCAATCTATTCGCCACCGTTCGGAGGTCTGTACAACTATTCGTCAAGCGAGAAAGACTTGTCGAATTGCGACAGCTACGACCAGTTTTTCGACCACTACGCCTTCGTCGTTAACGAGTTGTTTCGTCTGACAATGCCAGGGCGCATTACCGCCGTTCATTGCATGGATGTGCCGACCAGCAACAGCGGCTGCGACTATCTTCTAGACTTCCCTGGCGACATCATCCGACTACACGAAAAGGCCGGGTTCAGATACATCGCCCGCCACGCTATCTGGAAAGAACCTCTCGAAGTCAGAAACCGGACAATGCAGAAAAACCTGGCACACCGGACGCTCGTCGAGGACTCGACGCTATGCGGTGTGGCATCGGCAGACTACCTGCTCATATTCAGGCGCACAGGGCAAAACAAGGTGCCAGTCTCACATCCGACAGGTCTGCACAGTTATGCAGGGGAGCGTGGGATACCTGCCGATCTTCTGCAATACAGGGGGTATGAGGGGAAACAAACGGAGAACAGGTTTTCTCATTGGATATGGCGTCAATATGCCTCTTCGTTTTGGGATGACATCAGAATTAACCGCGTTCTCCCCTTCCGTGGTGGGCGGGATAGCGAAGATGAAAAGCATGTCCACCCGCTTCAACTTGACGTTATCGAACGCTGCATCGTTATGAGATCAAA